AGTTATTACAGGTCGTGCAGTTGGTGAATTGAATCACCCTGATGGGCCTTCCATTAATTTGGATAAAGTTTCTCACAGAATTACTGAACTTAAATGGGACGGTAATAATGTGATGGGAAAAGCACTTATTTTGGATACACCAATGGGTCAGATTGTAAAAGGTCTTGTCGAAGGTGGCGTTCAACTAGGAGTGTCTAGTCGTGGTATGGGAAGTCTAGAAATGAAGAACGGTAGCAACTATGTAGCAGATGATTTTATGCTGAACACTGTTGATATTGTACAAGATCCTTCTGCCCCTAATGCTTATGTAAATGGCATTATGGAAGGAGTTTCTTATGAGCAGGATAGACCTGGTCATTTCATTAAGACAATTGATGAAGGTGAGACAGAAGTGAAAGAATCTAAAGTAAGTTTCTCGGAAGAGCAACAAGCTAAAGGTTTTGAGCATTTCCTCTCTAAACTATAATCTCTATAGGAGAAAATAATGTCTGAATTAAAAGACGATATTGCTGAGGTTATTGTAGAGGATACGCAAGTGGAAGCAGCAACGCAAGTTGAAGCACCTCTTACGGAAGCTCGTACAGTATCGGCAATACAAGCATCTATGGCAGGAATGTCTAAAGATGGCCTTGACGCGATCTTCGAAGCAGCGAAAAAAGCAGAAGCGAAAGCTAAAGTGGAAGACGATGAAGAAGAAGAGGACGATGAAGGTGATGAAGATGAAGGCGATGTAGAAATGGAAGGCAAAGGTAAAAAAGAGTCTAAGAAATCAACTAAGGAAACTGTTGGTGATGAAAAAGACTTAGAAACTAAAGCTGCTAAGAAGAAGAAAGTCAAGACAGACGACGGATCTGAAATCGAAGTAACTGCTGAGAAAAAGAAATTTAAAGAAGATGTTGAAGCGTTAGTAAAAGACGAAGATACATTATCTGAAGGTTTTAAAGCAAAAGCTGAAGTAATCTTTGAAGCTGCTCTACAAAGCAAAATCATCTCTGAGACAGCAAAATTAGAAGAGCGTTATGCATCTGATCTAGCTGGTGAAGTTGAAGCTATAAAAGAAGATTTAGTTGACAAGGTTGACGGTTACTTAACATATGTAGTCGAAAACTGGATGAAGGATAACGAAGTTGCGATTGAGCATTCTTTGAAGTCTGAAATCACAGAATCATTTATTGATTCTCTAGGCCAATTATTTAGTGAGCACCACATCAATGTGCCTTCGGATAAAGGAGACATCTTAGATGCTCTATCTGAAGAAGCAAAAGATGCTAAAGCTCAGTTAAATGACGCAACTGCTAATGCAATGGATCTTGCCGAGAAAGTTAAAGCTTTCGAACGTAAAGATATCGTAGCTGAAGCATGTACTGGTTTAGCAGCAACTGAAACTGCAAAATTAAAAGAGTTAATCGAAGGTATTGAAGCTGACGATAACGATTCTTTTGCAACTAAAGTAGCTACAATTAAGGAATCTTACCTTAACAAAGATGCCACGGTAGAAGCAACTCCGGAAGTTGATGCTATTACTGAAGCAACTCAAGAAACCCAGGATGTCTCTGCGAATATGCAAAGATACCTAAGCGCAATTGAGCGCACAAAATAATCCATATTAAAGGAGATATTTAAATGGAAATTAATAGACAAGTACTACAGGAAAAATGGGCTCCTGTACTTGATTCTCAAGAAGCAGGAACAATTAACGATCGTCATAGACGTGCGGTAACTGCTGTTGTTTTAGAGAACCAAGAAAATGCATTCCGCGAAGAACGTCAATTGACTGAAACTGCGGCAACTGCAACTGCTGATGTAGCGAACTGGGATCCAGTTCTTATTTCATTAGTAAGACGTGCGACTCCTGCAATGTTAGCGTTTGATTTAGTCGGTGTACAACCAATGACTGGACCAACTGGCCTAATCTTTGCAATGAAAGCGCAATATACTGCTGCAGGTAGAACTGGTACTCATAGTGCTGGTGCTGAGGCATTATTTGACGAAGCTAACACTGAATATTCTGGTGCACTTTCGGGTGATACTGGTTCTGAAGGTTCAAGCGATCCGTTTGCTGCTGAAGATACTACAAGTGATGACGCAGATACTGTTGCTGAGTACCAGCCAGGTTCTGGTAATGCTACAGCAACTGCTGAAGCACAAGGTAACTCTGGACCAGCTATTCCTGAAATGCAATTTACTATCGATAAGACTACTGTGACTGCAAAGTCTCGTGCTCTTAAAGCTGAGTACACTACTGAACTAGCACAAGACCTTAAAGCAATTCACGGTCTTTCTGCTGAAACAGAACTTGCGAACATTCTTTCAACAGAAATTCTTGCTGAAATGAATCGTGAAATCATCAGATTGTTGAACATCAACTCTGTGACTTCAACTCGTGGTGCTGCTGCAGGTGTATGGAATGCTACTAACGCTGCCGATAACGGTGGTGCTAGATGGTCAGTTGAACGTTACAAAGCTCTAGTTCAAGCAATTGAGCATGAAGCTAACAAAATTGCTGTTGACACAAGACGTGGCAAGGGTAACTTCGTTATCGTATCTAACAACGTTGCTGCTGCATTAAATGCTGCTGGCGTTATGGATACTGGTATGGGTGCATTAGGTGCACAGCAAATGGATTCAGATGTTACTGGTTCATTACTTGCTGGTACTTTAAATGGCAGCATGAAAGTATATGTTGATCCATATGCTGGTGTAGACTACTTCACAGTTGGTTATAAAGGTGCAAACCCTTATGACGCTGGTATGTTCTATTGCCCGTATGTTCCATTATCAATGATGAAGACTATTGGTGAGGCTGACTTCCAGCCACGTATCGGATTTAAAACTCGTTACGGTATTGCTGATAATCCTTTTGTTACTGCTGGTAACGGCAACAACGTATACTACAGAAAACGTAAGGTTTCTAACCTGTAATTTTTCGAAATATACAAATAAGAACCCCGCTTTATTGCGGGGTTTTTTATAAATAATACTATGCCAAACTTTTTAAATCCATCATCGTTCGTTTTAACATTAGATACTCAAGCCTATTCTGGTGCAGAGTTTACTGTGCAAACAATGATGCTTCCAGATGTAAGCGTGTCAGCTGCACCATTACCTTTTAAATCAATTGATGTAGGAAGAGCTGGAGATAAGATGGTATTCGGTCAATTCGAAATATCATATCTTATAGACGAAGATCTTTTAAACTATAAAGAAATCTTCGATTGGTTAAAAGCTAATGTAGAATCAAATCATAGTGGAACAAGTAGCTCTGATCATTATAGAGATCTAACACTTACTGTTATGAATTCTGCTAACAACGTAACAAAACAAATCAAATTTGTGGATGCTTACCCGACAAGTCTTTCATCCTTACCGTTTGATATCACAACAACGGATGTAGAATATCTTACAGCCATTGCTTCTTTCGAATATTCATACTACGTATTCTTATAAGTAACACTATGTACAATTGACCTAAACTATGATATAATATAACTAATAAAGTTATAATTGGAACAATATGAATATTGAAGAAGTACTAAGTATGTGGAAGGAAGATTCCATAATCGATGATTTACAATTAGATGATACCACCATTAAGATGGCTCGAGTACATAGTAAGTACTTAGAGTTAATTACTATTGCCAAGATGCGTAGGAAGAAAAAAGACTTTGAGTATAAGACACTGCTTAAAGATAAATGGTTATATTATAACGGTAAGTTATCTAAACAACAAATCGATTCATTCAAGTGGGACTATGATCCTTTCGGTGGTCTTAATAAACCTCTTAAAGGTGATATGAATTATTACTATGATGCTGATACAGATATCCAAGCTAAACAAGCAGCATTAGAATATGATAAGGTTCTAATAGAAACCCTAGAAGAAATCATGGGTACTATACGATGGAGACATCAGAACATTAGTAACATTATAAAATGGAGATCTTTTGAAGCAGGAGTTTGATAAGAAGACATTAGAACTACTATTAGTAAACTATACTAATATCAATAATGATTTAAGAAAGCCATGCGCTATTAAGTCACATTTCGAACAACTAATAAAAGAAACAACCGAAGCAATAGCTTTAGCTAAAGATCCTATCGTATATAAAGATGGTATGAATGCATTAGAGTTTGCTATACATTTAGCACAAGAGAGAAATGGAAAAGCTAACAGTACAGACTAAAGATGCTGCTTACATGTATGTTGACTGTGATGATAAAGGAATCATACACGAGCTAGCAGAGTACTTTACATTCTTTGTCCCTGGCTATAAGTTCATGCCACAATTTAAAAATAAAATGTGGGATGGAAAACTAAGACTACTCAACCTACGTGACCAATCTATGTACAGTGGTCTATATAAACATGTCTGTGCATTCTGCGCAGAGCGAAACATACAAGTAGAAATTCTACCTCACGATATATTTAAGTCTGAGGGTAATCTCCCTGGTGCACATCAAGAAGTTGATATGTCTTTCTTAGATGAGTTTATATTGCCATTCCCTCCAAGAGATTATCAGTTAGCTGCAGTAAAACATGGCTTAGAAAATAAACGAGCGTTGATGGTAAGTCCTACAGCCTCAGGTAAATCTTATATAATATATCTTATGATGAGATACTACTTAGACTCTAACTATGACCATATTGCTGATAAGGTATTATTGATTGTACCTACCACAAGTCTTGTTAAACAAATGGTTGGTGACTTTGCTAAGTACTCAGAGAATGATGCAATGTTTGATGCAGAAGGTATGTGTCATGAGATTATGGCTGGTAAAGATAAAGGTCATGAAACAAAAAAGATCTATGTGTCTACATGGCAGTCTATATACAAAATGCAAAAGGGATATTTCCAGCAATTCGGTATGGTTATTGGTGATGAGGCTCATGGGTTTAAAGCAAAATCATTAACAAGCATATTGACGAAGTGTTCGAATGCAAATTATAGGTATGGTTTAACAGGTACATTAGATGGTACACAAACACACAAATTAGTTTTAGAAGGTTTGTTTGGACCACATAAGAATATCACAACAAGTAAAGAACTTATTGATCGTGGAGATCTTGCTAACATATCAATCGATATACTATTACTTAAACATAAAGAAGAACATTGTAAAGAAGTAAGTAAAATGAAATACCAAGATGAGGTAGATTGGATTGTTACATCATCACGTAGGAATAATTTTATAAAGAATTTGGCCATAGATCTGAAAGGTAATACACTAGTATTATTCCAATACGTAGAGAAACATGGTGAACCATTATTTAGGTTGATAGATGACGCGAGTGATGATACAAGAAAGGTATTCTATGTGAGTGGTAAGACACCTGCTGACACACGTGAAGAGATAAGAGCTATAACAGAGACCGAACAAAATGCTATATTAGTGTGTAGTTATGGTACATTCTCTACAGGTATAAATATAGTTAACTTACATAATATTATATTTGCTTCACCTAGTAAGAGTCAGATTAGAGTATTACAATCGATTGGTAGAGGATTAAGAAAGAGTACATTAGATACAACAATCTATGATATAGCTGATGACTTACATTGGAAAAATAATAAGAATTATACTCTCAATCATAGTGCAGAGAGAGTTAAAATATATAGTAAAGAACGATTTAAGTTTAACATACATGAGGTCAAATTATTATAAATACTATTATGGATAAAGACTTTCCGCCAACAATTTCAGATGTACCCGTTAAATTCTTTAAGTTAGTATCGGGAGAATCAATTATTGCATACGTTCATGAGATGAATGACGAGTCTAATGGTGCACTTATTGGTATAGAAGAACCAATGCATGTACATGTAGAACCTGATTCGCATTACGTATTAACACCATGGTTACCATTCTCTCAACAGAAATTACATATTCTCGAAGACTTTAATGTGATGATTTCGAGTGATGTCAATGATGATGTAAAGGCACACTATATGAAGATTATATTAGATGAAATACAGACTGATAAAGAAATGATGGAAGAACAAGTAAAGGTTATGAAAGGTAACGCGACAACCCACTAATCTTCTTATCCTGTCCTCCGCAGAGATACTCTCTTATTATACCATACAAAACAGCCTTTGTACATACTTGACTTAAAATAAATTATGAAATGTTTAGTACCTGAAACTGGATTAACGATTAGCCCATTGGGTGAAATAGTTTTATGTTGTGCTGGAGATAGTGTAGCTATAGGTCATATAAAAGATATACATGATCTTGATGAATTCTTTCATTCTGATGTTTATAACGATATAAGAGATAAGTTTAAAACTGATCAGTTCCCAATACAATGTAAAGTATGTGTAGACCATCACGAAGCTGGAAGAGCAGCACGCTTTGAAGCATATAATCGTTATGATTTCTCAGAACATGGATTAAAGTTTTTAGAAGTATCTACGAGTAATATATGTAATCAGATGTGTGTCACATGTTCAGGTAAGTATTCATCTAAATGGGCACCATATGAACAAAATACTGTATTCAATAGGAATGAGAATCATAAATTCTTTACAGAAATGTATAAGATGACAAACGCAGATGTTGATAAAGTTTTAAAGATCATTCCAGGATTAGAGCATTTAACAATTAAAGGTGGAGAACCATTTGCAGATCCTAATAATATAAGAATATTAGAATGTGTTGCAGATACAAATCCACAGTGTAAGGTACAGATATCAACCAATTTTCAGTTAGTCACTGATAAGGTTATTGAATTGTTACATCGAATAGATGATGTGAATATTCAGGCAAGCATAGATGGTACATACAAGTTATATGATTGGATACGAGGTGGCCACTTCGATAAGACAGTTGAAAATATAAATAGATATCACGAGTATGCTGGAAGAGAAGTAATTGTATTTGGAACGATATCAATATATAATTGGATGCATATAGCAGAGTTAATAGATTTTTGGAAAGATATTAAAGGTGTACCACGAGTAAATATGGGAAACATTGTTACATTTCCAAAGTATTGTTCACCTCTTTATTTAAAGCCACATCACATAAAAGAAGGTTTAGATAAAGTACATAATTATCTTCAGAGTTATACACAAATAAACAATGATTTTTATACGAGTGATGATCTAAATATAAGAGGTATGAATAACATTAATAGTATTGTACCAAATAAAGAATTTGATATTCATAATAAAATGATGCAATGGATAGATTATTGTTTAATTACACGTCAAAATAATGAAGATATATTTGAATTAGCACCCTACTTAAAGGAATACAAATATGCAAATATCTGATAATGCCGCAAATAAAGTAGCTGGAATGAAATCAGCTGAGGAAAAACTACGTGTGTATATTATGGGCGGTGGATGTTCAGGCTTTAGTTATGGTTTTAAGTTAGATGAAAAACAACTTGATGGTGATTATGACATTGAGAAAAACGGTGTGACAGTTTTGGTAGATCCTATGAGCTATCAATACTTAGAAGGAATTACAATTGATTATTTAGAAGATCTGCAAGGTGCAAGATTCATTGTAAGTAACCCAAATGCTAAAACAACTTGCGGATGCGGCTCATCTTTTAGCGTTTAACTATGTACATATAAGCTTTATATGTTATAATGGATATACATTTGAACTAATAGGACATATTATGCCTGAGAAAATTAAACCAAGAGACAAACCACATTACGTAAACAATAGAGACTTCTCATATGCAGTAGTTGACTACGTAACAGCAGCAAACAAATGCAAAGAAGATGGAATAAAGAATCCAGTTGTACCTGATTATATTGCTATATGCTTTATGAAGATCTGTGAAGGTCTATCTCATAAACCAAACTTTGTAAGATACACATACCGAGATGAAATGGTAATGGATGGTGTAGAGAATTGCTTGAAAGCAATATACAATTATCGTATTGATGCATCTACCCGTACAGGTAAACCTAATGCATTCTCTTATTTCACACAGATCGCTTACTTCGCTTTTATAAGACGTATTGTAAAAGAAAAGAAACAAGCTGATATCAAATTTAAATTCATGGAGCAAGCAAACATCGAAGAGTTTGTATCTTCTATTGATATAAACAGTCCAATTGATCAGTCATTCCTTGATACACTTCGTGAGAAGATTTCTAAGATCAAAGAAGTCGATACTCAAATTAAAGAGTTTGAGAAGGAAGAGAAGGTTAAAGTTAAAAAAGGTTTAGAACTGGTTATGGAATATGCATAAAATATATATTACTGGTATTGCAGGGTTTATAGGCTTTCACACAGCTGAGAACTTAGCTATGAAAGGTTATGAAGTTTCTGGTATAGACAACTTTAATGATTACTATGATCCTCAATTAAAACGTGATCGCGCTTTACTACTTGAAGCTAAATTCGATATGCATATCTGTGAGAACGATATTGAAACAGTTGATTGGGAAAGTTTAAAAGATTACGATTTAGTTATTCATTTAGCAGCACACGCAGGTGTTCGTCATTCTTTAGAACATCCTCAAATGTATATTGATACAAACATATCTGCAACGCAAAGACTTATTCAAGCTTGTGAAGAATATGAATTGCCTGTTATATATGCTTCATCATCTACAGCAAATACTGATTTACTTAATCCATATGCTTGGTCTAAATTTGTTAATGAAAAACAGTTTGAAACTTCCGCGCTCTTAGCCGCTGGTTTACGGTTCTATACGGTCTATGGCGAATATGGCCGGCCGGATATGGCTTTACATACCTTTGCAGATCTTATGTCTCAAGGTAAAGCAATAGACATCTATAATATGGGTGACATGCAAAGAGATTTTACTTATGTTGGTGATTTAGTAGAAGGCATTAGTATTATCTTAGAGTATATGCTTAACCAACCTCAAGAAAATCAACATGAAATTTATGATCTTGGTACAGGTGAATCTAATGAATTAATGCATTATATAGAATGTTTAGAACATGAATTAGGTAGAGTATCTTTAAAGAACTTTATGCCTATGCATCCTGCAGATGTCAAGTCTACACAAGCAAATATAGGTAAGGCTCAATCATTAGGATATCATCCACAGACATCAATTCAAGAAGGAATTAAACACTTCGCAGATTGGTATATACGCATGTACATTAAGTAAAAATATGATATAATAGACGTATGAAAAGATTTTTAATAATTGGATATGGTGTGGTAGGCAAAGCTGTCTACTCTGGCTTATATAAAAAATATAATGTAGAAATATTAGATCCTCCTGCTGGGCATGAATTATATCCAGACTATAATGATTATGATGGCATTATCATGTGTTTACCTACTCCACAAGGACCAACTGGTGAATGCGATGATATGCTAGTAGAACAATATCATTATGACATTCGTAAGAATGCATCTACTGTACCTATCCTAATTAAATCAACTATATCTATAGAGCTTATAGATTTATTAGAAGATGATCGTTATCTTACAACAAATCCAGAGTTTTTGACAGAGGCTGATTCAAAAGAAGAATTTATGTACCAAAAGTTTTCTATATTTGGTGGACGTCAATGTTTATATTGGTGTACAATGTTTCAGCATGCTGGAATTAAAATGAATCATATTAAATTTACTGATATAAGAACAGCAGCATACGCAAAATATGCTATCAACACATTCCTTGCCACAAAAGTTATATTCTTTAATGAATTAAAATCAATGTTTGGTGAATACGGATATGATGAATTAACACATTTAATAGGTATGGACGAACGAATTGGTACAAGTCATATGATGGTTCCTGGACCAGACCAACAATACGGATTTGGAGGCATGTGCTTTCCAAAAGATACAAGTGCTTTTGCCATTTCAGGCAAAGGTAAGTTAACCTTATTGGAGAAGGTTATAAATATAAACACGGAGATAAGAGATGAGATTAAAAAATAATTCATGGGCATTTAAAGGTGCTCTGTCAAAAGAAGAATGTGATAATATAATACGTTATGGTAAAGACATGATAGCTGTAGACGCAAAAACTGGTAAAGGCGAAGTCACATCACTAAGAAAATCTAAAGTTGCATGGTTAACGGATCCATGGATAATGGAATTACTAGAACCATATGTTGATGTAGCAAATAGACGTGCTGATTGGAATTTCCAGTGGGAACCAGTTCAAGCAATTCAATTTGCACAATATAAAGAAGGTGATCATTATGGTTGGCATCGTGATACTGCAATAACACCACTAAAAAATTCTCAAGGTAAGATACGTAAACTAAGTATTAGTGTTAATCTAAATGATGATTATGAAGGCGGTTCAATGTGGATTGATATTGAAAAAGATTATTGGAAACAAAATCCTACTGAATTAAAAATGATTAAGCCAGCTGGTTCTATTGTTGTATTTCCATCTGATAGATGGCATAAGGTAGATAAAGTTACTAAAGGTACAAGATACAGTTTAGTTGTTTGGTTATTAGGAGACCCCTGGATTTGAAGATAGCATTACTAAATGATACACATTGCGGTGTCAGAAATAGTTCACAGATATTCATAGACTTTCAAGAAGCATTCTACGAGAAAGTA